CTGTGGCATCTCGCGCTGGGTACCGAAGTCGCCCAGAACGGTGATGGGTTGTGCATGCTCCAGCATGCCTTGGGCGGCGCGAATTAGGTTTCGCGACGCTACGGTGGAGTAATTTTGAATAGTCATTGCTATTTCCTTTCAATGATTAAAATCCGCGCTGCACTCTAGTTTTTTCGCGCTTTGCGGCTTCATAGTTCCAAAGCTCTTCCGGTGACATGTCGTCCAAGGTCTTGGGCGGCGGTGTGCTACCGGGCTTACTTGTCGCGGCTGCAGCTAATCGCTGCTCACGCTCTTGCTTGATGTCCGCCGCAGAACGCTTCTTCGTTTCGTGGAACATGTCCAGCATGCGAATGGCGTCCTTTGATGAGGTGCTGTCAGCCAAAGCACGAATCTCCGGGTTTTGTACGGCATACCACTGGGCAAATTCCGGCGTGTTAACGACGGTCTTCCAGTTCTCGTACTTACCCTCGATTCGGGCCTCTTCCATAAGCTTGGCCATTTCAGCTTTGGTTTCTGCAACCTTCGCTTGCACGAAGTTCGCAACCTGCTCCGGTGACAGTGCCTGTTGCTGTTGCATACCGCCAAGGCGGGAATTGACAAACTCTTCAACTGCATCACCCCATTCGGGGAAATCCTGCTTGAGCTGCTCCCACTTTTCCGGGCTCTTGGCAGCGGCAGCGATCTGGTTCTGAGAAGGTGCGGCGTTATCACCCACAGTTTGCTGGGCACGACGCGCCTGCTCGGCTTCTCGCTGCATTGCGGCCACGCGACCTTCAGTAGTTCGTACGTGGTGCAGCAGTTGAGCATTGGCTTGCTTCAGTTCGTCGATCTCGGCCAGTTTGGCTTTGACGGCGTCCGGAATTCCAGCCAGTGGATCGGGTTCCGGCTCCGGGTCAGCAGCTGCCTGAACTTCGTCGGCAGTGTTTGCAGCGTCATCTTCCTGAATCTGTGGCGGGTCTTCATCCGGCACAGCGGCCAATGCCTGATCTGCGGACGACGAATCGTCGGCATCCAGCTTTGCGGCCTCTTCATTCCAAATCTGTTGCACTTCCTCCGGTGACAGGTTGTCGTTTTCCACGTTGCTCTCCATTTAGGAACCGCTATTAAGCGGTTTACTTCATACGATCAAGCGGGACTATTCGTCCGGCTCGACCACCACACCCCGAGTTGCCGCATTGGGCAAGTCGAGAAATCTCTTCAACATGCGAATCTCACCCCGCAGGACAGCTGTGTCTAGGTCGGAGAGCCCCACAGCGTCATTCTTCTCGCGGCACAACTGGAGCTGTTCTTCAGCCCACTTGCGAAGCATGTGCCACGTAGCAGATTGATAATCCATCATGTAATAAAAAAGCCGGCTTTCACCGGCTCCCTCAAAAATTTAGGGCGCAAGGCCCCTGCGCCAATTCTATATCCAAGTGTCGGATTTATGCAACATTATTATTTTGCTACCGGGTTCGGATAACTTCGCCGATCAGTCCGCGCTCTATGTCCGACCAACTGGGCTGATTCAATTTCTGCATCTGCGCCTTGGTTGGGTTCGGTGCTTCGGCGGTGAACTGAGGCGGTGTAGGCGCATCGCCGGGTTGCTCTGCCTCATACTGCTTTGGTGCTTTGTATCCGCCACCAACGTCCTGCGTAATCACGCCTTTCGGGATCGCGTATGAAGTCATGCCCATGCCACCGCTTGTGCTGACAGGTTCATACGGGTTGCGCGGCGCTGGCGCTGGCTGCACGCTCATGCCGCCCATCCCGTTGTTCACTTGCTGGACGGCACCCGGTTCTGGCTCGGGTCTGGATATCTTTGCCTCGACGATCTTGCCTTCAGCAGTCACGGCCTTCAGCTGGTTGCTTGGATCGTAAACCAGTTTATTGCCGTTTTCGTCCACGACAAACGATTGGTTGTAGTAGTCAATCGCTTTGTTGTACGCGTCGGCTTCTCTCTTGAAACCGCGTACCTGCGTGAGGTATTGCTGGTACGCCTTCTCGTAGCTTTGCAGCTGCCGCCTGAGAACCGGGGCGCCCATCAGATACCTGCTCCGGTCTGAATGCGCAGCTGCTGCTCAGCAGCGAACAGCTCCTTCTTGCTGCGTTCCTTCATCGCGGTATCAGCCAGCTGGGCCTTGATGGTCTCCAGTGTGATGTTCTGCTGGTTGGCCATCTTCAGCATCTCAATCTCACGCATCATCTGCATTTCAGCCATGCGCATCTGGGCTTCCTGTTCAGCGATCGCCTGACGCAGCTGCAGCTCCTGCAGGTCGCCTTGGTTCTGCACCTGAACCTTCTGCATGTCGGCCTCTGCACGCAGCTTGGCCGCCTCAATGCGCGGGTCTGGGCCGGGGCCTTGCGCGGCTGCTTTCTTCTGCGCTTCCATGATCTGGTCGATCTCTTCCTCGGGCTTGAAGACTTCCGCCGGGTCGATGTGCTGCGCCTGCAGTGCCTTCTCGAACAGCTTCTTCGTATCGAGGTAAATGCCGTAAACCGGGTTTGCGCCTGCAGCCAGCAGGTTCAAGAACGCCTGATTCTGGATGTCGCGAACCAGCAGGGCACTGGTGCCGCGTGCATCGACGGTGAAGTCGCCTTTGACTTCTTCGTCCTCGTTGTACAGCATGTTGTAGTCGTAGTATCGACGGATGTGCGGCTTGGTCACCATGTCGTCGAACTGCTTGACCAGACGACGCAGCACGACGTTGGCCGAGTTCATCAGCATCTGCATGCCGCCAACCGTGTCAGGCGCTGCGCCCTTCTCGCCCTGCGTGATGGTCGGCACACCGGTCTCAGCATCTGCCAGCTCGGTGGCCATCTTGATGATGCCGGCCAGCTCGGTCTGATGCGAGTTGAATTCGAACGTGGCGAATGCCTTGCGCACGTCGTCCATGTCGTCGGTTGCGTACCAAATCTTTCGCGCGGACAGCTGCCACTGTTTGTCGGCAGGTCGGATGACGCTGGGCTTGACGACAATCTGCGGGCCGGAGCTGACTCCTGCGTTGTCCATCATCTGACGCCATGCAGCGTTCAGCACCTTCTGCTGGCTGCGCATCAGGTACGGGATGCCGTAGCCCCACACCGAGCCAGCAACCTTCTCCCAAACGTAGAAGTCGTACGGCAGGTCGCCGCCTTCCAGTGGGTTCAGGAACGCCTTCACGACGGTGTTGTTTATCATGACGACACAGGCGCTGATCGTGCGCAGCTCGTCCTTGTCGCCCGGGTCAACGCCTGCAGCGATCATGTCCTCGTACTCGACCTCGCCCCAGTACGTCCATTGCTCATACACGTCGCGCGCCATGTCGCGCTGGTCTTCATCCTTCAGCTCTTCCATGGTGGCCGACTTCTTCGGCCCTTCCTCCAGAACTTTGCGCAGCTGGTTTTTCATGTAGCCCGGCTGCTTGGCCAGATCACGAACCTGCTTTGCAGTCATCTGCTCGCGCTCGTAAATGCCTTTGCCGTTGTGGATCGACTCGCCGCAGGACGGGTCAGGCCAGACGTTGCGCGGGTCGACGCGGAAGGTTGCCGGGCTGCGTTCCTCGACAATCTCGATCTGGTGGATTGTGGCGCCGCTGATGTCGGTGTACGGGCGCCATGCGCGGCGGGTGCGGTTGATCACGACCGGGCCTTTCAGCACGCCGGTGCCCAGCACTGCAGCGTCGTGGATCATTTTGCGCTGCTCGCCGTTGAAGTCGCATTCGATCAGCTGATCTTCGATCTCGCGCGTCATCGCCTCGGCTTTGCGCTGCGCCATGTCCATCACCTCGCGGGCGATGTCTTTCATCCGCAGCTGCTGAGGCGGCTGCATGGGTGTGACATTGCCGGGCAATGGCATACCCTGCATAGGCGGCTGACCGGGCACCGTGACGGGCGCGGCCATGGGCGAGGGCATTGGGCCTTGCTGCATTGGCGCTTGCATCTGCATCTGGCCGCCAACCATACCGAGGTGACGCCCGAAGCGTTCGCTGATCTGCGGCGGCAGCTGGTCAACCGGGCGGCCGTCCTTGGCCATCTGCGACAGATACGGGTCGGGCGTAGGCTGGATGCCCCAGTTGCGGTCATCCGTTGGCAGCAGGATGTCAGCCAGACGCGCCTCGGCAGCGTTCGTCTTCTGCCGGGTCATGCCGATGAAGACGGTCGAGCGGTGCGGCTTCGCCCCTTGCGTCGTGACAGGGTAACCCTGCTCGACGGACGTCATCATCTGGCTGGCAGCCTTGTTGACGTTGTCCTTGGCGTTGTACTGATCCTCGTCCTGAATCCAGCGTTTGTCGACGCCATACGAATACCGGCTGCGAACCCACTCGTCGCGCTGCTTGGCCATGTTGTGGCCGAAGGTCTGCAGGCGCTCTTCGATCTTCGCGCGCTGCTCTTCTGGGTCTTCGTATTCGACTTCGATGTCGACTTCTTCGATCTGGTTTTGCATAGGGTGCTTCCTCGGTTATACGGGCCTGACAGCGCCGCGAATCAAGCCGGATTGTTGATTCGCTGCAGTGGACTGGGTTGAATACGCTTGCGCGCCCACGCCCGGGACTGGCGCCGTCGGATTCTGCGCGGCCATCCCGCTTGGGGCGCCAGCGTCCAGCGAGACCGGCTTGACCGTCGGCGTGGCGGTAGGCGCGCGCGACATGTCTGGCTGCTCAGAGACGCCCGGCATGTTCAAGCGGAACTGGTTGCCGCTGACGTTGGCAATGCTGGTGGGCTTCGGTGGTTGCGGATTGAATGGGTTGTTCTGCCCGCTGAAATTGGCGAACTGGTCAGTCTGCGGCGTCGCTGAAGCGATGATGTTCGCTGTGTTAGACGCCGGGTTAAATGGGTTCTGTGCCATGTCAGTCCTTTGCTTTCTTGCGTTTGGCGGCCTCTTCGTTCCACATGCGCTTTTCGGCGTCGCGGATTTCCTTTGACCGCAGCTTGCCGATCAGCTTCGAGCGATCCTGCGCTGCAGCTTCGGCCTCTTCCAGCGTGTCGAACTCAGGGAAGCGCCAGCCCTTGGCCTTTGCCTCGTCCACGCGGCGCGTGATCTCGGCGTAATCCTCATCTTTGCGCGGGTCGTACCGCTTGCCCTCCCACACCGTGGGGAAGTTCACATGCTTGTCGCCGACCTTCTCGGTCATGGACAACTCGGTGTGAACGCCTTCCTCGTCAGTGATGATTGGGCGCTTCAGGTCGATCGGGTATCCCTGCCGGTCGACCGCTGTGGTTTTGTCCTTCGGCATGTCAATACCCCATGTCCTGATCCAGCACGCCGAATGACAGGTCAGGCGCTGGCATCGTGTTGCGGCGAAGCCGGGTCTCGGCCTCTTCCTGTGTTTTAGCGAACCGGCGCATCATCATCGCGTACCGCGTGGCAGACATCAAGTCGTCAGTCAGGCGGACAATCAAACCATCCTTGCGGTGGTACAGGCGGAACTCTTCGAACCAGTCCTGCAGATGCGCGAAGACCTTCAAGCGCTGGGTCTGCATGCGCGTCAGCATCTCAGCCACACCGGCTTCAAGGCCGTTGCTGCCGTCTTCGAATGTCGCGCGGTCCTTGGTCAAGTTCAGGCCATGGTCGCGGTACTGCTTTGCCAGCTGCTCGCCGCTGCCCTTGTCGCGCTGCAGACCGTCGTGTGGCCAAGCCACTGGCACCCACTCGCCGCGTGCACGCACTGAAGCAGCATGGATGATCGGCGACTGATCCTTGACGCGGTAGCAGTCCGTCACATACAGCACATCAGCGTCGCGGTCCCATGCCATCCACACCACAGCAGTGGGGTGGTCAATACCGAAGTCGATGCCGGCGATGCGCGGCCAGTGCGACGGGATCGGGAACGCTTGCACCTTGATGCCATCTTCGATGATCGGGAAGACACGGCCAGAGCCCAGAATCGGGATGCCCTTCGCCCGTGCCTCACGTTCATGCTCAGGGTACGACGCGATGATCGCGGCACGCTGCTCTGGCGTGTAGTGCTCCGCGTCGTCGATCGTCATCGTGATCGTTGTCGCGCTGCTGGGCTTCTCCAGCAGGAACCGCTTGACGACCTCCGACATACCCAGCAGCGGCGTGAACGTCACGAACACCAGACCGCCGGTTGCGTTCGTACGGGTCAAGCCTTCCGAGTAGATCGGCAGCGGCGGCTCTTCGTCGAACCAGACATAGTCGACGGTGTCGGCCTGCCACTTCGTGCGGCCCTGATCGTAGCTGTTGAACTGGATCACGCTGTCTTCGCCACAGACGTGGCGCACCACAACGCTGGAGACGGCATCAGGCACACCGGCCTTCATGCTGGTATCGCGAACACAGTCAAACGGGATCGCGCCAGTGCCCCACTCTTCCCGCAGCTCAGGCGGTCCAAGCAACAAGCGCTGCACGCCTTTGCGAGTCAGTTCGCCAGACTCAGAACCGACCATGCCGCGCGTGGCATATGGGAACCGACGGCCTTGCCACCAGTCAGGGTAACGACCGGTCGCGTGCATTGCGACCTCGAACGCACCCGCCCATGTCTTGCCCAGCTGGTTGCCGGCCATAAACAAACGCTCTCGGAAACCCACGCCTGCAGCGTGAAAGTCCATCTGCTTCGCGTACGGTTTGTAGCTGGCCAAGCGGTTGCGCTTGGCGCGGATGTCCTTCAATCGCAGCAGGTCGTACAGCTCCCGCTTCTCGTCTTCGTTCAGCAATGCAAGGTCGAGGTTTGTCAGGTTCACTTCATCGCCTTTTGCAGCAGCGCGCCCAGTCGCTGGTCGAGCTGTTCGCTGGTCAGCTCCAGACTGCCGGACAGCTTGACTTCGACTGCCTTCAGCTTCGGCTGCGTGTACTGCAGAATCTCCGACAGCATGCGCGCACGAACGTCTTCGTCAATCGCGTATCGGCGCAATGGCTGCCCTGTGGCTGGGTCAATTATTGGTTTGCCGTCCTCATCGAAGAGAGGGCGGCCTTTGAGAATCCGCGCGAACTCGATCGCTGGATCGAGACCCTCTTCTACCAGAGCTTCGGAGACTGCTTTGAGATTGATCTTCAGCGGATGCTTGTTGCCAGTGCTTGACTCGATGGCATGACGACGGTTGCCCTTTGGGCCGGCCGCCTGCAGGTCTGCAGACGATGCCAGCTTCGGTGGCGCACCGTTGAGCTCATCAAGCCTTGCTGCGTCTTTTTTTCTGGCCATCTTGCATCGCGCCTCGTAGAAGTCCGCCACCCTTGTCCGCCGCGTTGAAATCCTGCGCCACCTTCTGTGGGATGCCCACTTTTTTGGCGAACTCAGGATTGTGCGCAGCGGCGGCCATGGTGCGGGCCTGCTTCGCAGATGTGCTGGGCATCAGACTTTGATCTTGCCTTCGATCACACCGCCGCCAAAGCCGGGCACGTTCTGCTTCATGCCGCCCTTGTACGCAGGCTGAGTCTCGTTCGTGCCGGGCATGGGAACAGAGACTTTGGCAGGCAGTTCGCCCTTGCCTTGGTTCTGGTTGCCGCCGCCGCCAATTGCAGCACCGGATTTCAGCTTCTCGCCTACTGCGCGCATGGTGTTACGGCTTTTCGGGTTTGCGTAGTCTTGCATGGTGTTCTCCTTCGTTAGGTCATAAGGTTTGATTGCGGAGGCCGCTTCGATGCCTCTTCGTTCCACATGGACTCCATGTCGGGCTGCTCGCCTTCCATCTCGCCAGTGTCTTCGACTGCGTCAAGCATCAGCTCGCGCACAGCTCCTGCGGCTTCCTCTACCGAGTCAAAGTCCATCGTTTCCATTTCATCGCCAGCTTCGCCGGCGCTCTCGGCCGTGACGGTCACGCGACCATCGTCAGCAACTTCGATTGTGATGCGTTCCATCATGGCTCCCAAAAACAAAAAGCCGCTTCAGCTGAGCGGCTTTTCGGTGGTTTTGCAAAGAAATTTTGGGCGCAAGGTCCCGCGAAAAGTCTAGACTTTTCAGTTTTGCATGTCAAGCGGTGATTTTCAGAAATTTTTTGGGGGATTTTTTGGCCTTTTGTTGTTGTATTTATGCAACAATTAAAAAAGTAGTTGACATAGACTGTCAATGTCATCAGTATTGAGTCCTGAGCTGACCGGAGCTGACTAAATGCCGGGAACCGAGGCGGACGCCAACAAGGACAAATCGGTAAACCTAAGCACCGGATG